GTTGAAGCGCGTGGCGGCTGCATCGCTGACATTGAAAACATTGTCATCACCAAAGTCAGCTAGAGTGACCTCCTTAGAGAAAGCACCCACTGACTCAATGCCCCAAGCGTCAATCCAGCACAGTCGGAACTGAATGCTGTTGTACATGCTGTTGCATATGGAAGTCATTGGATGGCCGCTTGGAAGCGACTTGTGCCACTGGTACACCACGCCCATGGGTTTGGTTGTGTGTCCGTTGTTGGTCAATTGGAAGTTGGAGAAGTGGCGAGAATTGTACACCTCTGCAAAAAGCACCCGGCGTACTAGGTTGTCCTCCTCGATCTGCGCGAGCTCATGCTCTTCACAGCCAGACGTGTAAAACTCGTTGGCTATGTCGCAGATCTGTTCGTGCAATTGTGGCTGTGCAGATGCATCGTAGCGTCCATAGTCACCTGCGCCAACCTTGAGGCCCTTGGAACTAAGACGCCGCCCAAGCAGATCCCACGTAATGTCATACGGGTTAATGCCTACGCAGCTCTCAGTGTCAATCTTCTCACCGATCACGGCGGCCATGAAGTCGCCGAAGTACATGCGGAAAACCACGAGGTAGTCGAGGGGGGCGCCACTAATCTTGCGCGTGGAACCTGACCTGACCTTCTCAAGTGGCCTTAGCTCATCCTTGTTGAAGTCGGTGAACACGTGTAAACAACGCCGGCCTTGTTTGGCCTGACTAATGACGTGCTCAACCCGCTCTCGTAAGAGCTGGCATGCTGACGATGTGAACGAATACTCTTCACCGTCGCCAAAGAACTTGGTCTTACCGGGACCAAAACCGTCCTGCGCCCAAGGGAAACCAGAGGACTTGTCTCTCTTGAGACCGTGCAACTCAGGCACCGTTGGGTCACCTTTGCAGGCCTCCTCAAACGTCTGAACTCTGCGTCGGTAGTGCGCAGTCTTCTCAAGCAACAGCAGCTTGTAGTCACCAGCTGCTGCCTTGAGCTTCTCCTCATCAAACACGAGAATGGGCGAGGCGTACTTGCGCAAGCCTTCTAGCCCAGGGTCCACATATTCACCGTTCTCGTTTGTGAAGGGCTTGAGCCGGGCTTGAGCCTT